TACAATCTACTGCTACACACATTGCAGTATTTTCAGCATTCACAGAAGGTATGCAGTTGTTCTCTTCATTCATTATGCTTTTGAACTTTCCACGCACAGGTAAGATGAAAGGCATGGGACAAATTGTTACTTGGTCTATCGTAGATGAAACACAGCATTGTGAGTCTATGATTAAACTATTCAGATCATTCATTCAAGAAAATAACGAAATCTGGAACGATGAACTGAAATCTAAGATATATTCTATTGCAGAACGAATGGTAGAACTTGAAGATAAATTTATCGACTTAGCTTTTGGCATTAGCGAGATGGAAGGCCTTACGGCTGAAGAAGTTAAGAAATACATTAGATACATTGCAGACAGACGCTTAATTAGTCTTGGTCTGAAAGGTATCTTTAAAGTTAAACGAAATCCACTACCATGGGTTGAGGAAATGATTAATGCGCCAACGCATACCAATTTCTTTGAGAACCGTGCTACTGATTACGCAAAAGGTGCTACAAAAGGTGATTGGGCTGACGTTTGGGGCAAAGCCGCATGATAAATAGAACATGCAATATCAAAAACCCCTATTAGGAGAAAAAAATGGCAACCGTAAAAACATATAACTTAACAATCACTCAGACAAGACCAGATACCGATACCCCTTGGTACAATAGAGAATTAAGTAGTGAGTGGTCAGATGCATGGAAAGCACTTAATTACTATGACACAGAAGTAACAATAGATCAAGGTCTGCTTGAAGGTCAAGAACCATACACAACAATGATTGCACAACCAAAAATTACTGTGATATTTCACGACATGTTATCAGACGATAAATTAACAAAAACACGTAGATATCTTCATATACCTGAGGATGTATATAATGAATTTATCGCTTTGTTGAATGATGATACGTCTGGTCTTTCTAGTGAAAGAAGATTTAATGAAGATCATGGAATTACACATGAACTTGCTACTGAAGAAGAAGTGCGAGAGATTGAAGCAACACCATGAAACGATTAACACATATATTTTTTGCCCTCGCATTGATTGTTGCAGGATTTACATTTTCTGCATTGAATGCAAATGCACAAACTGGAAAACAAAAACCAGGAGTTGTCTATGACGCTAATATTACTAGGGTTATTGATGGGGATACTGTTGCGTTTGAAGCGGCTTGGTTACCAGACCCACTCAAAAAAGAACTAAGCATTCGTGTGTTTGGTGTTGACACACCAGAAAAAGGACACAGAGCGCAATGCCCAAGTGAAGCACAGCGTGGCGAAGCGGCTACTAAATTCACAAAAGAAATGATTGCCGCAAGTCAAAAGCGTCAAGTTGTTCTAATGGATTGGGACAAGTATGGTGGTCGTGTTCTTGGTGATGTTATTCTAAACGGACAAAGTTTACGTGGTATGTTAATTTCTAAAGGTTACGCTAGAGAGTACTACGGCGAGGCTAAAACATCTTGGTGTAATTGAATGAGTTTTTTAATAGCCAATTTACCACCCGTTCATTGTTTTGTTAGAAAAGAATTTCTATACGATTTCAAAGAGGGTCACGGTGAATATGTGCCCTGTATTTGGGTCAGCATCAAATCAATTCGTGGTCAAGCATTTCGTATTGAATCATATCTTCCTGAATATGGCGCACTCTATGATAAACTACCGCTAAGTGCTTATGTGAGTAGGGATCATAATTTACAGCCAGAGAAATTTGTTCCTCTAGACTATCTACAGATTTGGGACTGTCTTGGCTATAACATGGCAGTTGTTCAAAAAGTTTTTCTTAAAAATCTAACAGGAAAATTTTACGCAAAAGATAAAAACTGGTATCAAGGCAATTACATGTTCACGGTTGACCATGCCGCACCAGATCACAACATGATTGACTTAACTTATTCTGAGTGGCCAGAAGACCACAAGTCTTATAATTTTATTGAACTAGATAATGGACAGTATGCGGCACAACCAAACAATCGTTGTTTATTCTTTGATGCCGCAAGCAATCCTAAAGAAATGAAGTTTCCAGATTTTAAAGTTGCAACAAGAAAGTTTGTTGTAGAACACAATCCAAAATGGGCTTTAGGAGATACAGATACAGTAATGTACGAATAAGGAGATAAAATGACAACATATAACGTATTCTGCGATTCATGTGAGGCTGAGTATTCAGTAACTCCATTAGAAGGCGGAGATAATACAATACCATCAAATTGCTCTTATTGTGGTTCAAAAATAACCGAAGAAGCAGTATCAGAAAAAGACGAAGAGTGGACAGATGAAGATTGGGATAATCTAATAGAAGATGATGAATGGTCCTCTAAAGAAGACGATAGATGATTATCGCAGGAGTAGATTATTCTCTAACCTGTCCTGCAATGTGTGTATTTGATGATGAAGATGGTGAGTTTAATTTTGAAAAATGTCATTTTTATTTTCTAACACAATCTAGAAAATATGATGTTCAATTTAAAAACATAACAGGTAGATTTTTCGATCACGAAGGAATGACTGACGTATTACGATACGATGGTATATCAAATTTCTTCATTGATAGATTGTTAGAAAGAGACAAAGATTGCCACGTATTCTTAGAAGGATATTCTATGGGATCAAAAGGCAGAGTGTTTAACATTGCAGAAAACGCTGGCATTCTAAAATACAGACTATGGTTGTTTGCCGTAGAGTGTACAGAAATACCACCAACAGTACTTAAGAAATATGCTACTGGTAAAGGTAATGCAAATAAAGAACGAATGCAAGAAGTCTTTGAAGAATTCAATGACATTCGTTTAAAAGAAGAACTACATATGACTGAGAAGCAATGGAATCCTTCTTCCGACTTGATTGATGCATATTGGCTATGCAAATATGGATTTGACAAGTTGACATCCGAAGCAAAGTAGAGTATACTCTATATTATAATAGAAAGTGATAATTATGGAAGAAGAAAAAATCAGTTCTTTGTTTGGCTTAGATGACGCTAAGAAGCCTAGACAACCAAAGGTACTAGGGCAACTATACACGTTCTATTTGGTTGGAGAAATAACAACTCCAGACGATTACGTTGACTGGTTCGAAATTATTAGAAACGCAACAGAGAATGATATTGTCAAAATTCATATCAATTCTCCAGGCGGTAATCTATTTACTGCTGTTCAGTTCATGCGTGTCATGGGTGAATCTCAAGCTAGAATCATTGCATCAGTAGAAGGCGCATGTATGTCTGCGGCTACGATGGTGTTCTTATCGGCAGATGGATTTGAAATCTCAGAACATTCTATGTTTATGTTCCACAACTATTCGGGTGGTACAATAGGCAAAGGCGGTGAGATGTACGACAACATCATGTATGAACGTAAGTGGTCAGATAAATTCATGCGAAGTATCTATGTAGATTTCTTGACAAGCGAAGAGATTAAATCTATACTAGACAATAAAGACATTTGGATGGAACCAGAAGAAGTCTTTAAGCGTTTGAATAAGAAAGAAGAATTAATGATTGAGGCAGCCGAAAAAGCTACTAGAAAACCTAGAGCGAAAAAGGTTGTTGCTAAACCTGTGAGAAAATCAAATGTCAGAAAACCAAAAGAGTCCTGATGGATTATTTCTAGTATCTTCAGCTATACACACTAATCATGGTGTGTACAGTCCTGAACAACGACTAGAACAAACAATAAACACACTAAAGTCAATTAGAGAACGATGCGATGCAGATATCGTTCTGCTTGATGGTGGGTTAAAATCTCCAACCGATGAAGAGCGAAAAGTTCTAGAAGAATATACGAAAAGCATTGTTAGTTTTTCTGACGCACCTTCTATCAAAGATATTCTAGCTATTCCAAGTCAAGACATTGTAAAGAATCTAGCAGAGATTGTTATGTTCGGTTCAACGTTTCAAGACATTGGTGTTTCTGGTGACTACAAAAAATACAAACGAATCTTTAAGATGAGTGGAAGATATGTGTTGAATGATAACTTCAATTATCAGACACACATAGATGCAAAGGATAAGATTATCATTCGTGGTCCTTTCACTAGTCAATTCACATCATCACAAACTGGCGGAGTCATATTTCAATACATGAGTAGACTGTGGAGTTTCGATTCTGAAATGCTTCCTAACATTGCACAATCATATGCTAGAATGTTTAAAGACATGAATATGGTTTTAAATGGCGGTGGATACATTGACATAGAGCATTTGTTATTTGTGCATTTAGACCCATCAAAAATTCAGAAGATTCCAAAAATTGGAATTGAAGGAAACATTGCTCCCAATGGAAATGGAATTTCAGAATGAAGTATAAAATTTTTCAGATTTGTTTTGAACAAAGTCAGATACCAAAAGTCGATCCTTTGCTAACACCATTCGACAATACGAAGAATGAACACCCTGAGTTGAGAGAGTTTCATTCGTTCAATC